CCTGCGAAACGCCCAGGATGAGCACTACGACTTCATATACGTGGACGGCGATCATCGTGCTGAAGAGGTCTACAAAGACGCTGTATTCGGCTGGAGATGCCTTAAAAAGGGTGGAATTATGGCCTTTGATGACTATATGTGGGTTCATGAATCTGGAAGCTCAGACCTCTCTCCTAAAATGGGTATAAATAGATTTTTGAAAGAGTATAGAAAAAAAATAAATATTATAATTATTGATGAGCAGGTATGGATATCAAAGGATGAATAAACTAAATAACTTTGGCCCTGTTTATTTAATTAATCTAAAAAGTGATAGCCATAGATTAAAGAGTGCTAAAAATGAATTTAAAAAATACAATATAGATGACTATACTGTTATTGATGCCATAGACGGAAGAAATAATAATCTATCTAAAATTATTTATGGTAAATATCCAAACTTAAGATCAACTGAAATAGGCTGTATAACCTCTCACCTAAAGGCTATCAACCATTGGCTATCCACCTCTGATAGTGAGTATGCGATCATAATGGAAGATGATATTAGCTTTGATACCGTTGAACATTGGCAATGGGACTGGGATTATGTTGTAAATAATATTCCATCAAGTGCAGAAATTGTTCAGCTTGTAATGATACAAAATAATCCAATAAAGTTTAACTTACATAAAAAAATTCCGTATTCCACAAATACCAAAATGAATTACGCATGGTCTACTGCATGTTATTTAATTAAAAGAAGCTATGCCAAAGCTTTGGTAAGAGAACATATAATTGACAATAAATATAGATTAAATAATTATGGATTTAAAAATCAGGCTGCGGATGTAATTCTTTATAGTCTTGGTACGGCATACTCAATGCCCCTATTTACGCATATTTTAGATCAGGATAATGCAATAAATTCAAACCACTCTGAGTTTCATATTAGATCAAGAAATTTTATAAACTCATGGTGGGAAAAAAATGGCAAGCTTTATCCAAAAGAACAGTTCTTTAACATTAAATCTGGGCTTACAGAAAAAAACAATAAGCCAAAGATATGTTTCAAAATATTTCATGATGAAACAAACACAAATATACCAATAAGGAAAAAGCTTGTTAAGAGAGCAAAAGAGCAACTTCTTCAGAATTTTGAAGAGATCGATACACCAACAATAGTAATGAAAAATAATGACGATGTACAGGCATTTTATAAAAAATCTAAACTAAAAATATACCCCAAAGGTTTTGAGGACAATGGATGGAAGCCAGGGGAATTAGGTATCTGGGCTAGCAACTATACTGCCTGGAATAACTTTTATAATTCTAAATATGATCATCTAATGCTGATGGAAGATGACATTCAATTGTCTGGTAATTTTAATAAAATGATTTATAAATACGTAGATGAGCTTCCAGATGATTGGGATGTATTTACTGTCTATATTCCTAAAACAGGAAATGTCAGGTATAAGTCAAACTATAAAGACCTGATGGTAGGAAAGGAAAATATCTGTAAAGTATATCAGTCTTGGTCTTGCTTATGTTATATAGTTAGTAAGTCTGGGGCAGAAAAAATGATCAAGGATGTTAAGAATCCAGTATCAAGACCAATAGACCATTATCTTTTTTATCATAACAAACTAAATGTATATTCTATTAAGATGGAAAAGGGCAATATTTGTGAAATATACAAGACAGAGTCAACTGTTCAAAAGGTTGATAAGCAAGATATGACAGGATACGTTTAAATAAACTTGTTGTATAGATAGTCTATAGTTGATCTTTTAGGTAGTTTATTTTTATCCATACCCTCTCTATTTAAGAATTGATTCCATATCTGTAAAGTATGACTATCTTTACACTTGTGAAGCACTTCTTCTGTATAGTCTCTATCCCAAATCTTCTTCCACTGCCAGAAATGTATTGGATAAAATACTTCTGGTGGCTGTGCATATTGTAAAACATTAAATTTCTTGGCACCCTTTGTTACCAATAATGGTCCAATTTCAGACCAAACTATTTTGCTTTTATCATATTTGACTGAGTTCTTTATTAAGAAGTTTATTAGGTCAGAGTCCTGTGGCATTCTTAATATACCGTTTGCTAATCTGTCATCTTCTTCAAAACCAAAAAGGTACTCACCAAAATTCCAATCAGATCTCAAACATATAGAATCCGTATCTGTCCATGTAAGGCCAGTCTTTTTAATCATTGTATATCTAAACATATCTGCAAAAGGCCCGTATGAATTTTGAATTTTAAATATTTCTGACTCTGGAATTATAGTATTTGCATCTTTTTTGATTACACCTTTTGGAACTTCCATACTCATGTCGTATACAAATAAAGTAAAAGAGTGATCATAAAAAATAAAAGAAGCAAGGGCTGTTTGCTCAACCTTGCTTAAAGGATTTCCTATCCAGAGTGATCCAAAATTTTCCATATAAACCTAGCATTAAAATAGGGCAGACCAATTAAGATCTGCCCCATCTTCGCCGAGCTATTTACTCAGACTTCTTTTTCTTTGGCTTTGCAGCTTTTAGAGCTTCCTCAACTGCAGATGCCTTTGGCAAACGACCAAATGCTGGATCGTTTGGATTGACTGCACGTGCTGCTACTGGGATGAGCGCACCGACAAGTGCTGCCCATAGATCCTTTGGATCTGTTACACCAGCAATGTACAGCGTTGACGCTGCACCCACAACAGAGCGAGCATATGATGCAAGCATCGCTTTATTTTTCTTACTTAGTTCCATTTTATCCTCCTAGGATAGAACCTTAAATAGTATAGCATATCCAGCCCAGAGACCAATTATTCCTGCCACCCCAGCAAAAACTGGTGGCGCTGGTACTGGTAATTTGAATGCAGCAAATACTAAGCCACATCCAAAACCTGTTAAAGTAGATAGTAATATATCTTTCATATTTCCCCCATTAAGTATTGTTCGTAATGTTTCTTACAAAAATCAACGAACCTTGTTTCTGTCATTGCAAGCTTATCGCTTTCTTCTAAACACTCTTTAATTTCGCAAACTGGATAATCATATGACCAAGCCTCATCCATTGTCTTTAATTTAAATTTGATCATTTCTTGGGTCCTTATCTGGGTTATCCATTGGTGTTGGAGCAGTTGCCAATGCGCCACAGTTGACACACTCAATATCTAAATGATACATTCCAATAGTGTAAGTTTCTGGATCAAAAGCGGCAATAATTTTAAAAAGAGTATCTCCACAATTAGGGCATATACACGTAGGTATTCCCCTAGCGTCTATCATTCAATTCCTCTGGCAATAGTTTTTTTAATGAATCAATCTCTTTTGATATTTTTTTAAGTGCTTTATCATGAGACGGAATCATCCCCTCAATGGCAGCCCCATACTTGTTATAGTATGTAATCTCTGGTTCAACTTCTTCTATAAAACTTCTAAGTCCTGTCTGTACTTCTTCTATATATTGAAAAGCCCAATCACGAGAATCTGATAAAAACTTTATAAAACTTTCATTATGAACCTTTTCTCCCTCTGAAGGTAAAGAGGGTTCAATATTATTAGATTCGGAAGATGCTAAATAAAGAAGTATGCTTTCTGCTAAATGTTGTGTAGTTACTTTAAGCTGTCTTGCAGTATATATATAAGCAATAAAAAACGATAGGCCAAAAACTGCGAGGAATATTAATAATATATCCACTAGACACCTCTTCTCATATATAAGTATACTACAACAATATTACTTAAGCCTATCTTCGTGTGTTACCCAATAATATTTACATGTGGAGCAGCAGGGCTGATTATATAAACTGTGTTTTGCATAGCCAAAACTAGAATAATACATAGGATCTTTATCAAATAAACTTGCTTTGTGTGTAGTTGTTACACGCATAAGTTTGTTAGTATCAGTCCAGAAAGATGGTGGTGTTTGTCCCCAATCATCCCAGCATTGTTCTTTAAGCCTATTAAGATTAGCCTCATTATTTTCTGTACGAATACCCCGTTCACGAGCCTCACGAATCATAGCCTGTACATACTGCCATAGGCCACGCTCATAGCCCTTCCACATAAGAACTGCAGGATGATTGCGCCAACCGCCTGTTGGAGACTTACCAGACAGTACATTGAGAATTTGATAACACTCAAGTATCTGCTTATTAAGTCTTTTACTATCTAGCCAACGAGCAGTTGTTACTGGATTTGATGATGGTAAAAATGTTTGCATTATTGTAGTGGCTCTCGTGTTACTAACACGATTGCTCCCTCCATTTCTAAAGCTTTCTTAACAGTAGCAATATATTTTACTGCCTCTATCTTTTCGTCATGCGTTAATGGCAAGAACGACTTCTCATCTAATTTTATCGTAAGGAAGTGCTCATTGTCAATAAGAGAAATCTTAAAGTTTGCTGGAGCAATTATATTATGGAATGCTCTACGCATGGCATCTGTATACACTACTTATCCTTGTTTGCACCTTCTGAATATTTAAAAATTTGATCCAAAGATTTCCACTCTATATCATTTTCTAATCCAAGGGCAGCCAAAAATATTTGCCAAGTTTCAAGCACATATTCCTTTGCTACTGGAGAAGCATCAACCATTTGTGCGTCTATTAAAAATGCAAGCGGTAGACCTAAATCATTATATTCGATGAAATCTGATAGACTTTTATCCTGCCTATAATTAGACCAAAGCTCAGCAAGGATAGAGCATACTGTTTCAAAACTAGTTAATTGGTTTCCGTCGTCAACGCTTTCCACATTTCTCCCCATTCTTTTTTAGTTTTATGGCTATTGAATTCTTTAGATATTTCTCCTTGCTCAAGATAAATACCGCCCCAAACTCCCCACTCTTTACCAGATACGCCTACAGCAAAACATTTGTTTGCCACTGGACATGCCTTACACAAAGAATCTACTATTGATCTTGAGCTAATATCATCTTCATATTTTTCAAAAAAGATATTAGTATCTATACCAAAACAAGCAGAGTCATCTTTCCAAAGATGCTGTTGCATGGTTTACGACCTATACTTATTCGGAATATCCCAACCGTTTTTATTAACAGGATATATTCTTTGTAGATACCAAACTCCATCTACTCTTACACCGCTTGGAGATGTGCGTCCAGATTCTGATCTTTTACGATCTGCAACATCCCAACCAATCCATGAAAGGTTTGGGTTCTTTGCAACAATTTTTTCCATTTTTTCTAAACTTGTTATAATCATGATGTACTCCTAATACCTAAATATTCCAGTCTCAATTTGTTTTGATTCTGCTACAGAAACCAGCTTTGACACTGGATCTTTTGGTTTGCTTAAGAAAGCAAAATAGTTTATATATTCCATATTTTCTATAGCCCAAGATGATGGCACCTTGTAATGTTTAATTCTCATACCTCTTGCTTTCATTCCACGCTCAGAAAGATTACAAAATTCTGAAACCATGGAGTTGATCTTTGCTGGACCAACAGAATAGATATGGATCTCTTTATCATCAGCATTCATACCAGACATTGCTACACCCATAGCACGTAGAAAAACCTGGTAGTCATTAAATTCTTTGCTACCTTGAACTACAACATTCATTGTTGAGACTCCTTTAGTTTATCTAGAATAAACATCATCTTATCAATATCTGCTTTAGACATTTCAGATGTGTCTACCTGCTTTGCACTATCGTGTAAAACATTTCCTCTATAAGTTTCAGCGACAAAAAAGATATTATCTTTAACCCAATAAGCTTTGCCATCAATAACCATAACTTTCAACATGTGATCTTGCACATGCTTTTTAGATTGAGAAAACATCTCTGGCTTTTGAACTGGTGGACTAAACAATTTAGTCTTATTATGAATAGCACTTTGGCTTCTCAAAACCATTTTAATCCCCCTTGACCTTATTTTAGAGTTATACTTAATTATAGAGTATGAGCAGTAAAAAGTCAAGACGATAATCAATATAATTTGTGCTATATCATATAACATTTTATCTCCTACCCATACTATTGTATCAGGGCGTAGGAACTATGTCAATTAGTTATTATCTTTAAATACCGCAGAAAAAGAATTTGATTTGGTATGATCTGCACCAAAATTAGAGAACATTTCTTTATTCATTCTCTTTTCACGTTCTACGATTTTACGAGACCA